GCCTTAAGCCATAACTAGCAGTTAATAATGCTCTGCTCAGCTGCAAAGTTGCCTTTGCTATCTACATCTTTTGATGTAGTCGAATTAATCTGTGAAAAGATTAATTTGATATTTACTCATAGTAGCTTGCGTTTGACTCCGCAAAGAGTAGAGGAAAGGTTATATCTTAATACAACCACTCCTTCTCAAGGTTCTTAGAACCATAGTCCAATATTTCTATCAAACTATGTTACACAATATTGAAATCATCTTAAGATGGATTTCTAATTATTGGTTTCCTAGTATACCAGAGTCTACAAGACTTGAGTTAATTACCTATTGGATAAGAACTATCCATGTTTGGGTAATTAAAAACGGACCTAAAGTTACTATTAAAAGGATTAAATTAATCCGTTTAATCACCACAAGATATATATGTGGACAACCTCTTTTGATCAATGATCAAATGGTTGGTGTAACTCCTGATGGTTTTGCAAAATCTTTCTTACCTTTTAAGGTATTGATTGATTCTGGAAATCCAGAAGGTTTAAGATTCGCCTTGACTTGTCTGGGAATATCACGATCTTTTCCTACTCCCGGTCCTATAGATTATTCAACTATAGAAAAGCCGTGGGAAGGTAAGTATAAAAAGTTAAATGATGAGAAATTCATCGCACTTTTTGTGCAAGACTTCTGTGGTCATTTTAACCCTTTAGTCGATAGACCGTCTCCTCATCAAGCTTTTTTAAGCTTGAAATCAGGCCCTTTAGGGGGTCCTGCTATTCTTGCAGCACAAGTTGCTGCTTCCCGGTTTACCGGAGCAAACCTTTGGGGTTTAGCTGGAATAGGAGGTGATTCCTTTATGAATTGGGTTAAAGCTCTTAAGATGAGTGTAAAGATCAACTTAGTTGGTCCTTACAAATTTTCGAAAGAAGATATCTCCTTAAGAAAGATGCGATGGGGAAATCGTAGATTTATCCATATCTCTGATCCAGAGATGAAGCATCGAATTGTTGGTTGTTATGATTATATATCACAACTAGCCTTTAATCCATTGTCTGAATGGCTGTTTAATTGTCTAAGGTTAATACCTTATGACAGAACATTCACTCAAGACCCCATAATAAAAGACAAGGATAACTTTAATAGTTATCATTCACTTGATCTTAGTGCAGCTACTGACAGATTTCCAATTGATATTCAAATTCAATTGCTTTCCGAAATAGCAGGACCATTTTATGCATCCTGCTGGAAAAATCTTATGGTAGCAGAACCATTTGTTGCTCACGAGTTTACCTCTTCGGGTAAAACTGAGTTTTGAAATATCAAATACTCCGTTGGGCAACCAATGGGTGCACGATCCTCATGGGCTATGTTCACACTGACTCACCATTTGGTGGTTCAGTACGCTGCATTCCAGAATGGAATGTACCCTTTTAAGAATTATATTCTTTTGGGTGACGATATTGTTATTTATAACGATAACGTTGCTGGAACGTATAAAGCCATTATGAGTGATCTAGGTGTGGAGATATCTCCATCCAAATCTCATGTATCTAAAGATACTTATGAGTTTGCAAAACGGTGGTTCCGTAATGGAATCGAAGTTTCACCTATTCCTGTGTCCGGTTTTGTATCTAATTTTGGGAATCCCAAATTATTATATAGTCAGATCATGGATCTGCTATATCAAAACAGAGGACCGAGATCAATAGTGTCATCAATAGACCTAGCCGTGTCCTTAATTTCTCAATTAAGAATTGACGGAACCAATAAGTTTACTTATGGGTTTTATGGCCATTGGTTTTATGATAAACTACATTGTAGTTTTAAATATACCAAATCTGAAATTAAATATTTCAGACGGTGTTTCGAAGAGCTAAACTTAGTGTATCGAAATACTAAAGTCTTTGATGCTCAGGCAACAAGAAGATTCATGTGTGAAGCTTCTTGTGGGAACGATTATTCGTTACCCCACAGTGATGCAACTCTACTCCAAGAATGGACTAGAACATCATCTGGTGTCGTGAATTCGATGGCAATGTCTGTAGTTAAGAATCTTACCGATTTTTACGGTAAATTCAAAAAAGTCTACCCTGATGTGACTACTAATGTAGCAACAGTTAGTGGGCAAACCCCAATGGAATTACATCCGTTGACTTATGCTGTTTATAACAGTATAAAGACGTTTTCAGATATGAATAAACGTTTGGGTTATACTACAGATTTGATGAAGCAGCTTGATACTGTAACTGTTCTTAATTTAGATCAGCTTAGTAGTCATCAGCGAACATCCATTGAAATGGTGTTCACTTTCTCCACTTTAGGTAGAAAACTGCGAAATCAACTTAAATCAGATCCTTTTTTAATAATAGCTAAGGCCCGAACTATGCAGTTCGGTGCTTCACTGTTTGGTATTCAATTGCAAATGCAACGTGAATATCCGGTATTAAAGCGAATCCGATAATGGAAATCTAGTCGTTATAGTGTATGCGCGACCCTTGAAAAGGTCCCTGCCTACTATAATGTCCTAGCCAATAGATTGAACGTTACTTAGTAACTGGGGGATCTATTGCGTTTGTCCAGGTTTTATTTCCTGTGACTGCGGTACCGAGTAAATTGGTACCACAACCCCC